AAGTTTTAGTTGTACTGCAACTTACACAGTTTTTATAACCTAATTCTAAACGCACTGGGTGCACAGTGTTTCCACATCTACAATACATATTATTATTTTTTATTTGTTTATTATATTATCTGACTTGATTCGTATTATGTTTCGATTACTCACCGAGTTCAATACTATAATCTTTGTCGTATAGTATATCTTCAATAGACTGTAAGTCATACCATTTAGATTCAAACCATCTATTTTCCCATCTGTCTATTATAGTTTGTTCACCTTGTTGTTTACCTAGTCCATAACTAGTACCAACTAACGCTATAGTGATTAACGCTGTTCTTAGATTTTTATTTATTTTCATATCCTATATAATTTAAGTATTCTTTATATTCTTGTATTGTTACCCACTCGTCTATCTCATCAAGATAAACCATGTCATTCCTGTAATAAAAATTCATCTCCATATTTTATTATACGCCGCTTTATATTGTTTAGGAAACGAAGACTTCTGCGGCAATTTGTATCTTCGATTACCCATACCTTTACACGCTCCATATATTCTGATTTGTTCAGCGTGATGATGTGAACGCGCTTTACGCTTGTTAGCCACGTATTCACATAATTCTTTCATATTAGTAACTACCATTGTAGAGGTTTTTCTATAAATGTTAGACCTTTGTAGTTAAACCACTCTGATTTACCAGTTTTAAATTGGTGATTGCCATCTTCGTCTTGACCAAGATATTTTTCTTTGAAGCCAAATGATGGAGGTAGATCACCTACATTATAACCTTTGTACTCAACACCATTTAAGAATATTGTATTCTTACCTTTGAATTTAATTGTTTGCATATCTATTTATTTTAATTTATTAGTGTAATCGTATTCGTCTTCATCAATAAAGAATCTGTATTTTAAATCTTCACCAGTTACATAACACTTATGATTGTATAATCTCTCATACAAGACATTATTGTGCATGAATAAGTTTTCTTCAATTGCTAATTCTTTTGATAATTTTGTGTGTATAATATTCATATTGTGATTTATTATATTATCTGAAGCAGTTCGTATTATGTTTCGAATAATATTCTTCATTGTGTTTCTTGTGCCACTCAGCTTCCCACATATAAATTCTTTCACCGTGTCTTCTTGCCTTAGCAAATCTGTATAAATCTCTTTTCATATTAATATCCTTTCTGTATTTCACCGAATATAATTAGTTCTAAGTCTGTTAGCGTATAACATTTGTCTTCGCCGCCAGGATAATTATAGAATCTAGTTTCAATGTCTATTGCTTTATTTATTTCTTCATTCCATAGTCTACTATCTATTTTATACATAGTGACAAACATACCAATGAAGAACGCAATACCACACGCTAATGTATACTCGAATAATTGTTTAGTATTTACTTTCATATTTTATTTTTATTCGCATGCCACTTAGCAATGTTTTGTCGCCACTGCCACTCGCGCTTGCGATAGTTCACATCTGTGCACCACTTAATCCAGCCGCGACTTGTATCGTTTGAGCCATATTTAGCTTCAAACTCTCGCGCCTGTTTAAGTTTTGCTTGTATTTTATCTTGAGGGTAATCGATAAACTCCATCACACTATACAGTTTGAGGAGTTATTACTTCGACTACATTTCTTACACTCACAGGAACATTAGTTGAACTAGTGTATGAGTTGTATTTGATAAAACAGGGAAGTTTAGTAAGTGTATCTTTCATAATATTGTACACTTCATCATGATTATAAGTGCATGATTTTCCATTTTTAAATTCAACATTAATAGTTGTATTTTTGCCAATAAGTGATTTGCGAATAACAAATCTTTTAGAATTAATTGTGTTCATAATTTAGAATTTTAAGTTATTATTTATTATTTATTTACATTTATATTATCTGAATACATTCGTATTAAGTTTCGTTTTAGTTTAATTTATATTTATAATATTTAAGTAATTTTTTTATATCTTTAATATTATTTTGAGTAATTGTGTGAGTAAATATAAGTTTATTATTTAATATTATAAAGTTTAAATTTAGTGTATTAATTAATTTAATTATATTTATTTTAGTGTATTTATTTTTAATTGTTAGTATCATAATTTTCTTTATTATATTATCTAGTTATATTAGTATTAACTTTCGTTATTAAAAGTGTATATTTGTTTAGTAAATAATAATGTCATAATGTCATTGCGCAATGTGTCATTGTATGTCATATTGTCATAAATATTATAGTAATTATATTCGCATTGTATTTTATTAATACATTTTGGTATAGAAAAATGTAAAACATTAGTAAAAATAAAACATAAAAAGTTAAAATGTTAAAAAAAAGTTGAATTTTTGTAGAGTTTGGCACACTTTTTGGGGAGGGGGAACACCACCATACGCTCTATGCAAGGTACCTGAAAATATCTTCTCCCCCCTAATGATATTATACTACGTATAATATCTAGATATATATAATATATTATATAATAGATACTAGTAATATGTAAATTTAAAGAAATATGTGTAAGTATTAACTTTGTACGACAATCACAAACAAAACACGCACAAATGGCAATAATTTATACATATCCCTCAGCAACTCCTACACTCAAAGATAAGGTAATTGGCTCACAAATTGACCCAATAACGGAAGAAAACAGAACTGTCCAGTTTGGAGTTGGTCAATTAGCAACATTGTCTACACAAAACTACTATGAAACCACTGTTTTACTTACCTCTGCACAGCTTTTAGCGCTAAATACTACAGATGTCACCCTTTTACCAGCATTAAACGCAGATAAATGCTATAAATTACTTGAAGTTTCAACTTATTTAAATTATGGCACAGCTACTTACAACTCAGGTGGCGCAGATATAGAAATAACAAACCCTTCAGACACTATGTGTACAATAAAAAATGCACAATATGTTGATGTAGCAGCTGATACAGTTGGTAGTCATGCGGTTTTAACTAGTGTATGTGAATTAGGCAGACCAGTTATAGCAGAAATTGCGCAAGCAATTACAACAGGAGACGGTTCTTTATCAATTAAACTTCGTTATCAGATATTAGACATCAATAATTTCTAAAATGGCTATAATATACACATATCCAACGGTAATTCCAGAAGCCAGTGATATATTATTGGGAACTGAGCAGAACGCAACGCTGCGTAAGCCAACAAAAAACTTTAAAATCAGTGATATTGCTAAATATATCATTGATAGCGTCAACGGAACAGACTTAACAGTACCTATTTTCTTTGACGTGACCGATCCTCACACAGGATTAACGCATACAACGCTAGTGGATTCAATAATGAAGCAAAATCAGAATCCAAATGGCAGTAAATTAACAATAACAGGAGGTTTAGAGGTAACAGATGAAATTTATGATAGCACATCGTCACCAGGAACAACCGGTCAAGTCCTTAGTTCAACAGCAACTGGAACAAAATGGATAACATCGCCTGGTTCGTCATTCATATTTACACAAGCTGTACCTGTACTCGTCTGGAATATACAACACAATCTTAACAAATTTCCATCAGTAACTGCAGTTGATAATCAAAATGATGTTTATTACGGTGCAGTTGAATATATTGACTCAAATAACATAACAATTACATGGGGTCAACTATTTCAAGGAAAAGCATACTTAAACTAAACGCAAATGGCACAAATTAATTTTTTAAATACGCTAAACTTTAATCAAAACGAAGCAGTAAGCTTTAGATTAGACGTCGAAGCAAGCAACCCTAGTTCTCCTTCACCAGTCGGAGGACAATTATATTATAATAGTGGTGATGATACTGTAAGGTTTTATAGCGCGGGCGCAAGCCAGTGGGTTACGTTAGCTAATACATCACAAGCAGGTGTTACTGATATAACTTCAGGAAATGGAGCAGCATCATCTGGTAATGCAATAACAAGTCAAACCTCAGCAACAGGATCTGTAACTATAAATTCTTTTGCTTTTGCTGGTAGCGCAAATGTTGGTCACGTACCTGCATACGGAGGAGGTTCTCCAACTACAAACTTTTTACGCGCAGATGGTAACTGGTCTACTGTAGATAATTATGGAAGCTGGGAAATTGCAGAAAATGGTACTGCTAACGGTGATGTAGAATCTGGTGATCAAGTTGATTTTGTTGATGGAACAATTACTACAGCTGTTGTTACAGGAACAAGTAGTCCATATACTGTAACATTTAATCACAATAATGTTGCAAGAACTGATACTACAAGTAGTGCTTCACCAGGATATAGCGGTACATTTGATGTTATATCAAGTATAACAACTTCTAGTCAAGGTCACGTTACAGATGTAAATACTGAAACTATAACAATGCCTGCTGCTGAAACTTATGATTGGCAAGTACAAGGTGATACTGGTGGTCCATTAACAGTTGGTGATCAATTTACAGTTGATGTAGCTGGTGGTGATATTATAAGCACAACATTAACAACTTCGGGTAGTGGAGTTAATACAGTAAGAACTTTAACAGTAGATCACGATGCTATTACTACAGATACAACTGCTGGAACTCCAGTTTCATTAAGTTCTGGTGGTAGTTTTACAGCTATTAACACAATGGCGTTTGATGGTTATGGTCATACTGATACTGCTACGCCAGTAACATTTACTTTACCAGACTCATTAGCTCCAGGAGATGTAACAGCTCAAAACGGTGTATATAATACTGGAACAAATGCTTCTCCAGTAATTGAAGTAGATTATAGAGCTAATACAAATAATGTTATAGATAGCGCAGGTACAGGTGCTACACCTACTGCAGATGATCACTTTATATTTGCTGTAGATAATGGCGGTGATGCAAGCGGTCTTGTAAAACAAAATACTTTAGGCAGTGCAACATTAGACATATGGGGAACACCAACAGCTAATGTTGATATGGGAACTAATGGTGGTTCATTATTCCAAATTAAAAACATGGCTGATCCTACAGATGATCAAGATGCTGCTACAAAAGCTTATGTTGATTTAATTGCTAGTAAAGCACTAGAATTTAAAGGAACATTTAATCCTGCAACTGGTTTAATTGCAACAGGTGCAAATGCTGGTAGTTATATCTATCAGTTAACCGGTGGTAATTTTGATCAAAGTAAAACTAGGGTAGCAATTAGTGTTGGTGATTTATATATCGCAGCAGGTAGTGGTGATTTTTACGCAAATTCAGCAACTCCATTAACAAGTGGAGACCAAGTATTTGCTTTAAATGATGTTACTGCAACATCGGGAGCAAGTGCATCGCAAGAAACTGATTGGGCAGTTGTTCAGTCTGATACAGATGTAGCAACTTACGCGGCTATAGGTCTTGGAAATGTAAATGTACAAAATGATTCATCAGCAACAAGTGGTTATCATGGTAGTACAGCCGGTGCTGCAACAGGTGGTGTATTAAATGTAAATTACACAAACGGTACAGCTGCTATAGAATTAAGAGAATCAAGCGCAACAGATCTTGGTATTGTAAAAATAGCTCAAGGTACAGGTATTTCGGTTACTTACTCAAACGGTGAGGCTACAATTGCTACATCAGGTAATCCAAGCGGTAAACGAGTATCATTAGATAGTACTTTATCATATGTAACTAAAGCTTCTTCAGGTGGTGTAACAACTTTTACAGTTGATCTACAAAGCGCAAGTGTGTTTGGTGGTTCAACACTAGCACTAGATACAAAAGCTGAAGTAATAACATCAGGTGGTGAAACAGTTTATCCTGTAGTTGAAAGATCAAGTGGTAATATATCATTTGCGTTTTCAGAGTTACCATCTGCTCCAGGTGATGGAGATTACGAAGTGCTTCTTATAGTGGTAGCATAAATTAAATTAAATAAAAAAGCAGAATGTCTACATTAAACTTTATAAACAGTTCTGCATTACGCGGTGATGCAAGCCTTATATCAAACTCTAAGCTGCTTCTCCAAAGTTCCGGTAATACTACCGCTACACAATCATTTATCTTTAATGACGGCGCGGCTAGTAAACTTGCATTAGGAATTGGAGATCCAGCAACTGCTAGTAATATCAAATTTTTTATTGATAGTGCTGGTGATATAAATATAAGTTCAAATGTAGGTATTGGAACAGCACCAACCACTGATGATTTAGCTGTAAAAGGAAATATACATGCTGTTAGTGGTTTAAGAGATGGCAGCAGTAGTTTAGGTAGTAACAACTATGTGTTAACTTCTACCGGTAGTGCTACAGCTTGGGCAGACGCAAGTTCATCGTCTATAATCGGTGGACCTTATGTAGAAATAGCTGGTGATACAATGACCGGACCTTTGATTATACAAGATGCCTTAACTAATTCAGGAGATCCATTACTTACTCTATATAATCAAACAAGTGGAGATTATTCAACAATTGAGTTTAGTGATCAAGCACCTACTGTTTTACAAAAAGGTTATCTTAAATTTTCACACTTAGATTCAAAGAGTTTTGGCGGTGGAGCTTCTTTTCACTTTAATAGTACTGAAGATGATTTAGTATTAGCTGTAGGTAATGCAGATGCTACACATGGTAGAGTAGCTGTTTGGTCGGGTGGTAGTTCAGCTGAAGCTGATTATTGTTTTGCTCAAGATGTAGATACAGGTATGCGTAGGACATCTGCTAATAATGTTTCATTAATGGCTGGTGGAATAGCAGGAGTTGCTGCAAGTGCAACAGCATCATCAATGAAATACGCAGGTAGTACAAAAATTGCAACTACAAGCACAGGTGTAAGTATAACAGGAAATACAGTAGGTAGTATCAATGCTACATTTAGCGGAGGAACTGGTACAGGTGTTACTGTTTTAACTATTGGTAGTAGTTCGCAAACAAATTTTACTAAACAAGACTTTATAACTGATGAGCATGGATCATCACAAGCATATTTACTAGCATACGGATCTACAAATGCAGAAGCAGGTAACCTTGCAATAAAAAATATTAAAGATGGTGGTGAAATATTTTTCTCTGTTAGTTCATCAGCTACTGAAGCTTTAAGATTAACTTCTACACATGTAACATTAGGTTCTTATGGTAGCGGTAGTGTCACTGGAACTGTAGCTAACTTATTAGCAGTTGATAGTTCTGGTAAAGTAATAGAAACAACAGCATCAGGTAGTGGAGCTGTAACAGGTAGTGGTACTGCAGAGTATATACCTAAATGGAACAGCACAACAGCTCTGGTTAACTCTAGAATGTTCCAAAGTACTGTTAATTCTACAACTTTCTTAAATGTTGGTAATTCTAGTAATAGAATGGGATTATTAGTTGTACCTACACAAACAAGTACTATAACTAATTATGATTTTGGTCTTCAATTAAACAATGATAGCACTTTTAATGTTGGTGCTCAAAGTAAATTATATAGTAGTATTTGGGAAGGTATTAAAATATTACCAGCAACCAGTCATTATTTAACAAGAATAACACCTAGATTAGAAGTTTATCCTTTTGAAGATCCATCAACAACTACAGACAACACGTATGATAGTAATTTTACTGGTTCTTCATTTTCCATGGGTAGTTCAAACACAATTGGTAGCTCTGGTTCTAGTAATTTAGCTATTTTTGGTTTTAACAACAAAATAAAAGGTGATAAATTTGTAGTAATAGGTCAAGGTAATGAAATGGATCTTGATGATAATGTATCTTCTTTAGTAGTAGGAACAACCAATGACGCTACACAGGGTGGTTTAGCAAACTCATTACTTGTTGGACAAAATATAGATGTACAGAGAAAAGTAACTAGAGGTATTATTAGCGGTATTAATCACGGTTTTGTACAAGACTCAAACAACTGTTTAGTAACAGGTAGTGGTAATGCTGTTTATGGTAATAATAACTTTATATGGGGCGCTAGTCATCAAGGTTTATCAGGTGTTAACAATATAATGCAAGGTGGTTTTTCTACTCAAATTACAAATGGTAGTGGTAATTTATACGGATCAGTACTTGTTGGTTGGAATAATACACTTTCATATGGTTCAAGAGCTTCATTAATAACTGGTAGAGATAATGTAGTTTCTAGAACAGATTATAGCATTGTTGGTGGTTTTAACAATGATGTAGGTCACGGTGGCACTATATATGACAGTAATTTAGTAGTTGGTAGCGGTAATCAAGTTAATGGTTCAGATAATATTGTCGGTGGAGACAACAATACTGTTAGTCAAAATAGAAGTATTGTTTCTGGTGCTTCAAATACAGTATCAGCAAGTAACTGTTTAGTTGTTGGTAGTAGTAACGATGTTAGAATTGAAGAATCTATTGTAGGTGGTAATAATAATAACATTGGAGATAATAGTGACACAAGTGATGACAGAATACTTGTCATGGGTCAAAGCAACTCAACAAATAATACAAGTAACACATTATTATTAGGTTCTGGAAATACAAGTGGTAATAATATAGGTGCACCTACAAATGTAACTAATGCAGCAACGTTTGGACAAAATAATACTTTAGCAACAGCGGGTAATGCTCCAGATAACAACTTCTTGTTGTTTTCTATGGGTAGATCTAACAGTACCTCAGGTACACTAGCTTTTGCTTTTGGTGGAGGTAATACTGTAAGATCAAACACTAATGGTAATTGTATTGCTATAGGTAATTCAAATACAATTGGTTGGGTAACTAGCGCGCAAGCTGCAAGAAATACTATTGTAATAGGTACGCAAAATGAAATTGCTAATAGTGTACATACAGGCGCTAATGACTATAAAATTTTAATAGGTAGAGGACTAGATGATGTTAAAACAGCTGGTGCTGATTACGTGCTTATAGGTAGAAACAATGATGAAAATAATGATTATAGTATATTAAATTTAAGTTGTTCATTAATTGTTGGTGCGTCTACAATGGGTGGTGCAAGTGATAGAAGAAATGCTATAGTTGTTACAAATAAAACATCTTCTAGTGATGAAAGCAACGTTATACTACCTGGCGTTGGTAAATATAGAAACTATGCTAATGACTCGGCAGCTGCAACAGGTGGCGTACCATTATACGGTATATATCATACAAATGGTGCTTTAAAAATAAGAGTCACGTAAAAATATTAAAAAATAAGTAATTATAGAGTAAGGATATATAGTTAATATTTGGTTTACCGTAACTATATATTCATGATAAAGAGTAAACCATAACTATATAAACTATACACAATGGTAAAATTTGTAAACATTTTAATCGGTGGAGCAATTACTCCAATTAACGTTGAAGACGTTGTTACTGTAGCTGCTACTGCTAGTGGTGGTGAAGATTCAACTGTAGCACTAAGCTATAAAAGCGGAAAAGTTTTAACTATTCAAGTTGAAGCTGGTGCAGGTAAAGGATTTGGAACTACAACTACTGCAGCACAAGTAGAAAAAGGATTTTGGGGCGCTATCTTAGACGCTTATGAAATGCCTTGGAATCTACCGGTTTATCCAGCTCCAGGAAGAGCGTGGACAGCTGCTTACGATAATGACCCAGTAGATGAAGTAGATTATGTAACTCAAGGTGCTGATCCTAGAGATACTAAATTTGCTGACAAGCAACCTGTAACCATCTTAAATGATGATGACGAGGTTATTGTTTGGGGTTCTGTAGCAATAAGCTAAAAAAACTTTTATTAACCAATTAAAACCAAAACCAAATGACGTTTTATTATTCGACTAGAACGTGGAATAGTCAACCACAATTAACCAAAGAAACTATTAACTTATGGAAACATCTTGCAGATAAGAAAAACTGGAGGATAACTCAATTAGCAAATGGTTTCTACCAAACCGAGTACCAAAGTCCAGAAGACGAAGATACTTGGATCGACATAACCAGAAGAGAAACTATTGAAGGAGCAGAACAAGCTATTGATTCATCAGTAGCTCATTATGCTAAAAAAGTAGAATTTTTAAATGGTCCTAAAGTCGTGAAAACCTTTAAATAAAATTAAATACAATTAAATTATGTCCGATAAACTTGTGAAACATCTTAACTTCGGTCAAGATGCAAAAGATCAGATATTTAAAGGGATAGAAAAACTCACTAAAGCTGTTAGCTCCACATTAGGAGCTAGCGGCAAGTGTGTTATCCTAGAAGATGATCAAGGTAAACCCGTTATAACAAAAGACGGTGTAACAGTTGCAAACTCAGTAGTATTATTCGACGCTGTTGAAAACATGGGTGCAACGTTATTAAAAGAAGCTGCTAGAAAAACTGTAGAACAAGCAGGTGATGGCACAACAACAGCTACTGTATTAGCAGAAGCAATACTTAAAGAAGCTGTAAAAGAAAATATTAGTACCAGAGATTTAAAAGACGGTATAAATTCAGCTGTTAAAAAAGTAGTTGAATATCTGAATAAAGTTAGCGTGCCAGTTGAAGGAGACATGCTAAATCAAGTAGCAACTATATCAGCTAATAACGATAAAGAGTTGGGTGAGTTGATAGGTGGAGCTTTTGAAAAAGTTGGCAGATCTGGTATAGTAACAATGGAAGAATCAAGAGACTTAGAATCATCTGTTCAAATAATAGATGGCATGCAATATGATAAACCTATTAAAAGTCTACACTTTGTTACTGATCAATCAAAAGGTACTGCAGAATTAAAAAATCCATTAGTATTAATTGTTGAATCTAAAATTGAAAACATTAGAAAAATACAAGGTGTACTAGAATATATAATAAAACAAAATGAACCTTTGTTTATTATAGCAGATGTAGAACCTCAAGTGTTAGCTGCATTAGCAATGAATAAAATGAAAGGTAATATAAAAGTATGTATTGTAGACGCTCCAACATATGGATTTACTAAAAAAGAAAAACTAAATGATTTAGCATTAATGACTGGAGCAACAGTTATAAATGAAGACTTAGGAGATGATATGGATTTAATTAGCTTCGAGCATTTAGGTAGAGCTAAAAAAATAGTAAGCAATAAAGAAAATACTATAATACAAGTAAAAGAAACACCTGAAGTAATTAATGATCTTATTTTAGAATTAAAAGAAAAACAAGATAAAGAAAAATTACCAGGTTTAAAAATGGCATATGAAAAACGACTAGCGTTATTAGCTGCTAAAGTAGCCGTTGTCAAAGTAGGTGCTAATTCTGAAATAGAATTAAAAGAAAAAAGTGATAGGGTTGAAGACGCTATCTGTGCTACTAGAGCCGCAATAAAAGAAGGTATAGTCCCTGGCGGTGGTATTGCTTTATTAAACGCAGCGCTTAATAACGATGAAGATAATGTTGGTGAAAAAGTGCTAATGAGAGCAATATTATCACCTTATAAAAAAATACTAGACAATGCGGGTATTGAAGAAATAAAAATACCTGAAAAAGATGGGTTTGGTATTAATGTGGTTACAGGAAATATGGTAAACATGATTGATAATGGAATCATTGATCCATTATTAGTTACAAAAAGTGCATTAACAAATGCGGCTTCTGTAGCAACAACAATATTATCAACTGATTGTATAATCAATAACATTAGATTACATGAGGGCGATAGGAAATAATTTAGTTATAAAAAAAATAGAAGAACCTAATCAGTCTACAAAAGGTGGATTACTTCTAACTGAAAAACAAAGAGAAGATGTTAGGTTTCAACAAGCAGATGTTGTTAAAATAGGTTTTAATGTAGAGCATGTAAAAGAAGGCGATACAATATATTTTGATAAATCAGCTGCGCATAGAATAGAAATAGATAAAGAAGTATATCACGTTATTAGACAAGAAAACGTGGTCGTTGTTTTATGAAAAAGCTAGAAGCAAGAGATCTTAAGGATTTAAACTTGTTAAAACATTACCGTATAATACGAAAGTGGGCTTGTAAAAACAACGGCTTAACAGACGCTGAGTTTGAACTTATTATTTATTTAGACTGTATTGATTTATTTACTAAAAAAGATTTTGAAGCAGGTGTATATACTTATAGCTGGAATAATAGAAGGTGGAATAAATTAATACAAAATAATTGGATTGAAGTGTGGAGACATAGAAATAGAACTACACAAAAATACAATATATATAAAATATCATTTAAAGGTAAACAGCTAATTAGCAGAGTTTATAGAATTATGTTAGGATTAGATGATATACCTATGAGTGAAAGAAGAAATAAATTAGTTGCTGGTGATACTTATACAGATAAAGTAATGTATCAAGCAATGTATAATGTTAACAAAGACAAAGAAAGATGAAAAAAAGTCCATTAAATTTTTTAGGTTTAGCTCAAATAACAAGCGGCTTATTTGGTGGTAGAAATAGACAACCTAATCGAAGAAAAAATTTTCTTCAAAGTAGAGTAAGAAGATTAGAAAGAGAAGTTAAGACGTTAATGGACGATAGAAAACAAATTAATGATGTTGGTGAAGGTCAAAGTGTATTAGGTGCTCCTACAATTGATGACACTATGCCGGCACAATCTGAGCAATTGTTACCACCCAAACCTACTTTAGCTTCACGAGCTATGATGGAAGGTATGACTGGTGCACCATCTTTTAATTTAGGCAAAGGACAAGAAATGTTTGGAGACTCAATACCTGGATCTTTTGATAGAGATATGGGTGTTTAATAATATATATAAAAAAAACAACTTATGAAAAAATACAACTCACCATTACGTATGATAGAAGATAAAGCTCATACGCATGCGTCAAAAAAGAATTCTGTAGGTATTGTAGGGGAAACTTCTATATGGGACGGACCACTAGATCAAAACGGAAGACCACACTCACCAGGAAGAAGTTCTGGTAGTGAAGGTATGAAATTAAAATTAGCGGCAGTTCCTTACGGAGGAAGCATGCCTATAACACAACGTGCAAAAAAAGGATAATCATGGCATATAAACAAGGTAAAAACCCTTTTAGTAAAAATCCACTAAACTTTAACTCACCGTTAAACAGCTTCGATAGTCTAGTAGGTAAACTAATGAATCAAGGTAAATCGAAAGAAGCTGCAACTAAAATAGCTGGTAAAGTAGCTAACGCTAAATTAAAGGGCGCTGGTTCAGGACCAACTGCTGCTCAAAAAGCTAGAGCTAAAGGTTCTGCTGCGAAAATGGAAGAATCACCGCTAGATAAAGAATTAGTAGGTAATCAGCATAGACTACCAGAAGAATTAAAAGCTAAAATTGAAGCTGCACCAGAAAGTCCAGCTAAAATGAAGTCTCCCGTAAAAGCTCATGACAAAGCATTAAAAGCTTTAGAAAAAAGAATTAAAAGGGTAAGAAAATCAAAAGAAGGTTCTGAAGGACAAGGTGGTATTGATTATGAATTACTAGCTCAGTTAGAAGAACAAAAGAAAAAGCTAATTGAATCTCATGGTGAAAAAGCTAAAGAAACAGCTAAACCATCTCCAGCAAACAATGTTAAACCTGCAAAACTATCATCGGTTAGTAGTATTTCTGGAGAAAAAATTACAAAAGTTGAAGGTGAAAAACCAGAGTTAAAAACAGAACCTCCAAAAAAAAAATTAACGCAAGCTGATTTAGACAAAGGTAAATCTACAGCTAAAAGTAGAGGTATTGTAAGCTCAGAAGGTAGAGATGGTAGCAATAGACAAGAAAGAAAAAAGCGTAGACAAGAAAGAAGATCGATAAGAAGAAATAAAGATTTGTCAGATAGTCAAAAACGTATGGCTATAAAAGAAAGCAGAAAACAACAAAAAGACAATGTAAGAGGTGTTAAAAAAGAGAGTCCTGCTGCAATGAAATCACCAATTAAGAAAGATGGTGAAAAAGCAGACCTACTTTCCAGAACTGGTAAAAAAGTAGTTAAAGGAATTAATAAGGCTAGAGCTAATGTCAAATCAACGATAAATAAAAAAGTAAGACCTAAAGTTAAAAAAGCAGTTAAAGCTGTTAAAGAATTTTCTAAAGATCTTCAAGAAAGAGGAACATAAAAATAATTAATCATGATAATAAATCCAAGTTCATATACTAGCGCGATCCCGGTAGCATTAGATGCGAATATAAATATACCGGGTCCTATTGAAAGAACAGTAGGTGTAACAACTTCTACTACACCAACAGGAACTCCTAATCAGTTGATAGATACTAATGCAAACTTTATTCAAACAGTTGATGCAAACGGTATTATTACTAATCAAGGTGTTCAAGTAGGTCAGATAGTATATAACATGTTAGCTATGGACACAACATCTTGGGGTGGACCAGAAGCAGCAGAAGTATTAGAAGTTATAGATGATAATACTTTATTATTATCAGCAGACTTATTTCCATTTAGTGGAGGAGTGAATCAGCAAGCATATAAAATATATGATGCTAATCAAGCTATTCCTAAAGCCGCTATATTATATGTAGGCGGAGCTGGTGATTTACTAGTTCAAACATTAGATGGTCAAGAAGTATTTATTAAAGGAGTAGTTGCAGGCGAAACATTAGATCTAGCAATAGTAAGATGTTTACCTGGAGCAGCCGCTGCAAACGGTCAACCAGGAACTGAAACTACTGCAAGTAACATAACAGCATTTATATAAACAATTTAAAATAATAATTATGCACCCAATACACAAACACATGAGCTCAAGAATGAAAGCTCGTAAAGCAGATGAAAGATATGACGCTAAAGAAGCTTATAACAAAAACTTAAGCGGTAAAGCGAGATTACATTATCTTGAAAACGATATACATGATAAAGGTATGTCAATGAAAACTCCTATGGATATGAAAGCTCCTATGGATATGAAAGGTCCTATGGATATGAAATCTCCAATGAAAAAGCATCACGGTTCTCCAGCTGATATGAAAGCACCTATGAAAAAAGAAAGTGCTAAGCAAGAGAAAAAAGATCTTATGGATGATAATCCAGTAGTTAAAGACGCTTCAGGTAAAAGAAGAACAGCTAAGGAATCAAAAAGTACTTTTGTAGCAGGTAAAAGAAAATAATCATGCCTTATACGCAACGCTTTGGTTTAGGTAGAAAATCTCCTTTTAATGTATCTGTTGATAATAAAGAGAAAAACGAAGAGGCTCCAGCTAGTGCAATTATAGAAAAAAATAATAAAGATTCTTTTAAACAAGTTGGAACTGATATATTTAATCAAGTAAAAGATAAATTTCAAGGTAAAAGTACTCTTGGTAAATTAGGAGTTCTTGCTAACGCAGTTTTAAGTAAAGGTAAAAGCTTAGCTGGATTAGTAGATACTAGCAAGCTTGATCAAGATAGATTAGATGAGGCGCAAGATTATGTTACAATAGGTTCAGGAGCTATTGGAGCTACGGGATTTGGACAACCGGCTTCAGTTGTTATGGATATAGGTAATGCTGCAGTTTCTGGTAAAAGAGCTTTTGATAATTTTAGATCAGGTAATGTTAAACAAGGTTTTAAAGGTGTAAAAGATTCCCTCGTTAATTTGGGTGGGGTTCTTCCTGTAGCTGGAGAATATCAAGCATTACAAAAAGGTGCTAAATACACTAAAAAAGGTTTAACAGGTCTTGACAGATTCGGTCCTGAGGTTAAAGTACCAGCATCTTTTGGCCAGCAAATTAGCACTACGTCTTTTCCTATGAAAATAAGTAGTAAAATAGCTCAAATGTTGAGCAAAATGGGACCTAAAAATTAATATGGCTTTTAAATTAACACCTCCGTTTAAAAAAAATTCACCTATATATATTAGAGACTTAGAAGAAGGCGTTATGGGTAAAGGTAATAAAAATGGAACTATATTAGTTGATAAAAATGTTGAACCAGATAACATGCAAAAAGTTATAGATCATGAAGAGGTACATATTGATCAAGTTAAAAGAGGTGATCTCGATTATGATGATGATAACGTATATTGGAAAGGAAAAGTATATCCAAGATCTGAAATGGACGAAGGAGCAAAAAACTTACCTTGGGAAGCAGAAGCATATAGAAAATCATGAGTAAAAAATTTAAAGATACAACCGTTGGACAACTATTGTTTGGCGCAGCGTCTGTAATAAATCCTACATTAGGAAACGTATTACAAGGTGTTACATCACCTAAAGAAGCTATTGAAGCTATAACAAAGTCTGATGCTCCAGCAGAAGATAAGATAAAACTACAACAATTAATCTACGAACAACAAACAAAAGAAATAGAAGCTATCACTTCAAGATGGCAAGCAGATTCTATGTCTGATTCATGGTGGAGTAAAAACGTACGTCCACTAGTTTTAGTATGGTGTATTGTTGTATTTTCTTTTGCAGGTATACTAGACAGTGTTGAAACAATACCTTTTCATATAAATGAATTATGGAACGATACTTTTGAAAAAGTTATGATGGCGGTTGTACTAGCCTATTTTGGAGGTCGAACGACTGAAAAAGCGAGTAATATATTTAAAAAGTAAAAGTGTATATTTATAAGTAACTATACATATAGTAATAACAATTAAAATTTAATCAAATGTCAGAAGAAATTAAAAAAGTAACAGAAGAAGAATTAACAGATATTAAAGAAAAAACTGGTAAACTTCAACAATATTTAGTAGACTTAGGTGCACTAGATATTAGAAAAGAAGAACTAAAGCAAGCTTATGGTAAAGATTTAGTTATTCTTGAAGATCTTAAAAAAGTATTAGAAGAAAAATACGGTCAAGTTAATATTAATTTAGCAGACGGTTCTTATACTGAAGTAGAGAAGAAAGAAGAAGAGTAATGGATTCTGTTATAAGAAAGATCAGTATTGGCGCTGATTATAAGAACGATGCTATGCATTATTCTGTTGGTCAACAGGTATATGGTGGTCATATTATAAACGCAATAAAACTAGATCAAAAAGATAATTCTTATAATATATTTATAAAGAAAGATTCTGAAGTTATGCCTTGGAAAAAATTTAATTCTAATATGGCTATTTCAGTAGAGTATGATTTAGAGTATTAATGAAAGGAATATATGATTTTGTTATAAAACCTAAAGATGAAAGGTATAATAACAAAATAAAAGTAGGTGATAAAACACTTATAGTAAATTCAAACATTGAAGATCATAGATTAGTAAGTCGAAACGCCGTGGTTGTTGCAACACCTACGGCTTATGACTTTGGTATAAAAATAGGCGATGAAATAATAGTTCATCACAATATTTTTAGAAGATGGTATGATGTAAGAGGTAATCAAAGAAACAGTAGTCAATATTTTAAAGAAGACTTATTTTTATGTAAACCTGATCAAATATATTTGCATAAAAAAGGCGAAGACTGGTTACCTTTATTTGACAGATGTTTTGTAATGCCTATTAAAGATACTGATCATTTAACAACTGATATAGAAAAGAAATGTGTTGGTATAGTTAAAATAGGTAATAATGAATTAGAAGCATGCGATATTAACCCAGGAGATCTGATTGGATACAAACCAGGTCGTGAATGGGAGTTTATTATTAATGGTAAGCGAATATACTGTATGAAATCAAATGATATTGTAATTAAATATGAGTACAAAGGAAACGAAGAAGAATATAATCCAAGCTGGGCGAGTAGCAATTAAAGAGTTAATCAAAGTTGCTAAAGAACCTATTATAGATTTTGGACCTGACATTTCCGCAGATAGACTTAAAAATGCTGCAGCTACTAAAAAACTAGCTATATTTGATGCTCTTGAAATATTAAATCGTATCGAAGAAGAGCAAAATATGTTAGAAGATAAACCAAAAGAAACAGTTAAAAAAGATACATCTTTTAAAGGTTTCGCTGAAAGAAGAGCTAAGTAATGTATCAGCAAAGTCTATATAAAATATTAGATAATCATATCAAACCTAAAATTGTAAACCGTATGAATCGCTATAAAAAATGGCAATACGGTTATAACAAAGAACATGATATTGTAGTTATTAGCAAGACAGGTGAAATAGGTGAAATATATGAAATACAAAATTTAAAAATAGCTTTACCAAAAGCTAAAAACATACATAAATTTGAAAATAACAGATGGACTAGATTTGAGTATCCTAAAGTTTTATCAAGAATAAAAACAGTATTTGACTGGAGACAATATCCAGAAGATTTTAAAACAAAATGGTATGATTACATCGATAATGAATTCACTCGTAGGGAAGAAGGTTTTTGGTTTTATAACAAAGACGTTCCTACTTACATTAGTGGTACTCATTACATGTACTTGCAGTGGTCTAAAATTGACGTCGGGGCACCAGACTTTAGGGAGTCAAATAGATTATTCTTTATTTTCTGGGAAGCTTGTAAGGCAGATTCACGATCCTATGGGATGTGTTACCT